CCCTGTTCCCCATTTCCCCATTCCGCTGTACAACCTGCACAAAAAGCTAGTGAAAATTTGTGCATTATTTTATGTTAAAACCTATTGACAAAAGTCGGTACAAATGATATAATTATATCAGAAACAAGGAAAGAGAGGAAAGAGAACAAAGAAAAAACTTAAAAGAAAATAAAGAAAGCACTTGACAAGGTACAAAGAATATGATATAATAAGTACATAGAAAGAGAGGTATTAGTGAATAGGTAGGTTCAAACCCTACCCTACCATTCCACACAATAATGTGTGAGATATAAAACAATAGAAAAGGAGAACAAAATTTATGGCAAGAAAGAGAATGGTAACAAGAACAGTGGAGCAGACAACAGCGCAGGTTATGACACTTGATGTAACAACAGCAGATGCACAAGTACGCCCTTACGACATTGGCGGAAAATATACCGATGAAGAATTACTCAAAAAATTACAAAAGATTTTCCAGACTGACACGCTTAAACTCGTACACATTGAATCTCAAGAGTGCAAAGAGGTATTACTTGGCATGGATGAAGAAGATTTTATCAGACTTGCAAAAGTTTTACCACCACGTACAACAAATAAAGATGAGGACTAGGGGAACTCTAGTGCCCCCACAAAAGGAGTGATTTTATGCTATCTATTTACGAACAAGAATTACTTGTTGACGAATTACAAGAAATAGAAACAAAGATATTTAATATTAGTGAACAACTTACTTCAAATCATGAACTATCAAAAGCATGGCTTATTGTTTACAAATGCTTACAAAAAGAGAGACAGAAAGAAGCTAAAATGAAAGGAGAAATTTGTAATGAGAAAAAGTAAAATATATTGTCCAGTTAATGGGTGGGGTTGTCCGTATTATAAGGACGGAGAGTGCGGGATTGAAAGTCCTTATAGTGAGTGTGATGATTTTTACGCAAATTGGGGTGATGATGTTAATGAAAATGATTATACTTGCTTTGACGAAGTAAGAACAGCGTTTGAATAATTTAAATCATTGTTAAAATTTTCACAAAAGTACCAGAACTAGGGTGCGTGGTTGGCACGATTAAACTTTCGACGGTTTACACCCTATCGGGATTAACAGCCCACTTGTACATTGATAACTGAATAAAGAAAAGAAAGGAGAAATGTTATCATGGAAAAGATTTTCAGATTTAAACTCAAAAAACAATTACAAGAACGTATCAAGGGAGATATAAGTGTACACATTATAGATGACATGCTGATTATCGACATTCAACCAGTAGGTTTGTATAACTGGCATTATACTATTAACAATATTGCGGTACAAATGTCAACAGGTTTGTCGAGTAGAATTGTAGCAGATGTAATTGTTAAACAGTACAAGAAATATATTCTATCAAAGCATTTTCACACAAAATAATTGTAATAAAGTATTGACTTTTAAGGTACAATGTGATACAATTAAATAGAATCAAGGAATGATTCAGATACGTTTGCCAGAGTGGTGTGCTCCAACATAGGTACACCCTCACCCCTTAGCAGGTGTTAATGGTAACACTATAAGAAGTAACTACGAAATCATGTTGGGTGATTACATGATTTATAGAAATAGGTTCAATTCCTATACCTGCTACTTAGCACATTAGTGTGCTAATACAACAATCAAACAAGCAAGAAAGGAGGACAAAATTATGGCAAGAGTACCAATGGTAACAAGAACAATTATCGCCACAAAAGCAAATGTAATGTGTCTGGACGTACAGGCAGGCGAACCTTTTAACAAGGTTGTAAGCGTACCCCGTACATACAAGGACAACGAAGCGCTGTTAAAGAAAGTGAAACCACTTATTGAAACTGATACAGTAAAAGCAGTACACATTGTTGACAGCGAGGAGATCGAAACCTTGTACGGAATGACAGAACAGGATTTTATCCAGTATGCAAAGGTTCTTCCGCCTAGAAACGGCTCAAACACTGATACTGGAGAAGAAACAGTGGAATCAGTATAGGAATAAAAGCCTCTCCACCCTAAACAAAGAAAACAATAGAACAATTAACAGCAAAATAGTGAAAGAAAAGGAGAATAAATATCATGATTAACATTAAAGAAATGAGCAGAGAGTTTAACGAAGTAGAGCAGTACCTTATGACTATCGCACCGTCAATCGTTTCGATAAAAGATGTTGAGGACGGCGAACATATTACAGTTGACGGAGTTCTGATGTTTGAGGATGTTAAAGAGGACAGCGGAGAAGTAGTAGAAGTTATGTCAATCATTACACCAGAAAAGCAGGTATACAGTTGTCAGTCTGCCACGTTCAAACGGTCAATCAATGATATTTCAAACATTATGAAAGGTAAATCTTTCACAGTTATCAAGACGTCTGGCAAAACAAAAGCCAACCGTGATTACATTAACTGCGTACTTGATGTTGACTCACTTGCATAAGTTCAGAGTGTAACATGTAGTTAAATGGGGGGGCACTCACAGTACAAAAGTGGGTGTCCCTCTTATTCATTTAAAGGGGTGAACGCTATGGCAAAAAGAAAGTCAAAACAAACACCTAACCAACGTGCGTATGCTAAACAGGTAAAACGTATTAAACAGTTTATACGTAGAGCAGAAAAACGTGGTTATCAATTCAGTGAAAATGTGTTACCACAAAAACCAAATCAGATAACACAAGCAAGTATAAGAAAACTTGCACGACTTACACCGGAAAAATTGTACCAAAAAGCGGTGTATGGTGGGGAAGCAACTGGTGGAGAAATTGTAAAAGGTACAGAGGGTATAAAGCTAGAACGTAAAATTAGGGCACAGAAAGCAGCGCAAACACGAAAATACAGACTAGCAGAGCCTACACAAGAGCCAACCAACACCCCTGGTTTTGTTCCACCAGAAAATATTTCAGAAGATACATCATTTTTTGATGCAACAGTTATAACCGGATTTAGGGCACATGTTAGACAATTTAATGAGAGAGCCAGTGAACTTTTATTAGGTTGGTTAGACAGGATATTACAGACAAATGATGCGCATGATGTGGCAATAATGTTAAATGATGGTGCAGAAGCAGGTAATATTGTCACATATCAGATAGTTTATTCTGTTGATAAGTTACATGAATACATGTCTAACATGTTGGAATATTTACCAGAAGCCGGACCACTGTTTAAGGCAGAAATGATGGACGCTATTGAAATGGAAGAGGATTTTAGTAATCCACTATGAGAGTTAAAAAGTATCGGTATTTTATGTGCGACTTTGAAACAACTGTCTACAAAGGACAGGTAAACACAGAAGTATGGGCTAGTGCGTCCGTTGAATTGTTCACAGATGATGTTATTATATTCCATAGCATTGGAGAACAATTTGATTATTTCAAAAGCCTAAACTGTAACATAGTAGTGTACTATCATAACTTGAAATTTGATGGTGCATTTTGGTTATCGTATTTGTTAGTAGATAAGGGATATAAACAAGCACACCGACAGTTAAGTGAGAAAGAAAATGACGTTGAATGGTTGCCAGAAAAAGAAATGGAAAATAAGTCATTTAAGTATTCCATATCTGATAAAGGCATGTGGTACAGCATTATAATAAAAGACAATAATCACTTTATAGAGATTAGAGATTCGCTTAAATTGTTACCGTTTAGTGTAAAACGTATCGGAGAAAGTTTTGGAACTAAACACAAGAAACTTGATATGGAATACACAGGTTTTAGGTATGCAGGTTGCCCTATAAGTGATAAGGAAAAAGAGTATATTGCTAATGACGTACTTGTTGTAAAAGAAGCGTTAGAAATAATGTTTCAAGAGGGGCATAATAAATTGACTATTGGTTCTTGTTGTTTAGAAGAATATAAGTCAATATGTAAATCCTCAACAAAGAACGTACTGGATTACAATGAAATGTTTCCAGATGTGTACGCAATGACTATAAATGAGAAAGCACATAAATATGCAACAGCAGGAGATTGGCTGAGAAAATCATATCGTGGCGGTTGGTGCTATCTTGTAAAGGGTAAAGATAACAAGGTATTTAAAAATGGTACGACAGCAGATGTTAATTCTCTGTACCCTAGTATGATGAGTAGTGAAAGCGGAAATCGTTATCCCATTGGTGTACCACATTTCTGGCAAGGTAATAAAATACCAGATGTTGCACTTGCGGACGATAGGTATTACTTTGTTAGAGTTAAGACAAGGTTCTATATTAAACTCAATAAATTACCATTCATACAAATTAAGTCGTCATTCTTGTACAAAGGAACTGAAGCACTTGAAACTTCTGATGTGTACGATAAGAAAACTAATCAGTATTACACACATTGGACAGATAAAGACGGTAACATACATGACACTAGGGTTGAACTTGTTTTAACCATGACAGATTATGAGTTATTAAAAGAACACTATGAACTTGTTGACTTTGAAATATTAGATGGATGTTGGTTTTATAGTGAAATTGGTATATTTGATGAATACATAGAAAAGTACAAAAAGATAAAACTTGAAAGTAAAGGTGCATTACGTGAGTTAGCAAAACTATTTCTTAATAATTTGTACGGTAAAATGGCAAGTAGTACAGACAGTAGTTTTAAACTAGCATACGTAAAGGAAGATAAAACCATAGGATTCTTACCTGTTGCACAGGCTAACAAGAAACCTGGCTATATACCTGTTGGTTCAGCGATTACAAGTTACGCTAGAAATTTTACAATAAGAGCTGCACAGAAGAACTATCACGGTGTAAATGAAAGGGGATTTATATATGCAGATACAGACAGCATACATTGTGATTTAGAGCCTAATGAGATTGTTGGAATTAAGGTACATGATAAAGACTTTTGTTGTTGGAAACTTGAAAGTTGTTGGGATGTTGCAGTTTTTACAAGACAGAAAACATATATTGAACACGTTGTAAAGGAAGATTGCAAACCTATTGATAAGCCGTATAACAATATTAAGTGTGCAGGTATGCCACAAAAATGTAAAGATTTATTTGAAATATCTCTTGACGGTAATGCGGATATTAAAGGTTACACAGATAACAAAATAAATGTGTTCAAAGAATGGACAGATGAAGAAAAAGAATTTCTGTTTGATAGTGAAACTAGATTACCAATAAAGAGAACAATGAGAGATTTTAGAGTGGGGTTAAAAGTTCCAGGGAAGTTACGGCCAAAGAGAATACGTGGTGGCATATTATTAGTAGACACACCATATGAAATGAGGTAATTTATAAATTGTATAGGTTGTTTCGGAGTATCATTTAATGAATGCGTAAAATGTTATGAAAAAAGGAGAATAAAAACATGGGTACAAAACGTATACTTATCAAGTACACAAAAGATGGAATGATTAAAACTGAGCAGATTAAAAACGGCGATTGGATTGATTTGCGGGCAGCAGAGGACGTAACACTTAAACAAGGGCAGGTGACACTTATCCCGTTAGGTATAGCAATGGAGTTACCGCCCGGGTATGAAGCCTTAATCATTCCACGAAGTTCCACATTTTTAAAGTATGGCATCATCCAGACAAACAGTGTGGGATTGATTGATGAAACGTATTGTGGTGATAATGATGAATGGAAGTTTCCGGCACTTGCTATGCGTGACACCACGATACCTAAGAACACAAGAATATGCCAGTTCAGAATCATTGCACATCAACCGTCAATTTCCTTCTACGAGGTACAGCATTTAAACGGAAATGACAGAGGTGGTTTTGGTTCAACCGGAGAAAGGTAGGTAGAAAATATGTTAAAAAGTACCGCTTATGATAGGTATGATGATTTTCTTAAAAGGTATAATGAATTATGTATCAAGACAGGTATAACCATATCACACGAAGACACACAAGGTGCTTTTATATTGGAAAGTTTTAATACAGAAAATATAAAGCGGATTGAATCCTCTATAAGAAAGTAATATTATGTTAAAATTGATAAGCAGGGGCGAACTAAGTTCGTATCCCTGCTTAACCTTTATATCTATAACCTATGTACCAAACAAAGCGGTCAGCGAAACCGACAAAGCGTACAGGTGGCGTCCTTTCAGCCATGCTATCCTGTCGCCTCATTGGTGGACACATAGGAAGATACCTAAAAATTTATCAACACTTTCCACAATTTAATGTGGATAACTCAATAACTAAGTGCGCTAAGTGCTGCTTCTTTACATCTCATGTCCTTAAAACGGAACGCACCTCTTTCAAATAAATATCTAAGGTTTGACAAGAAAAAGTCATTTCTCTTTAGCATAACATAGTTTACACTATGGTCATCAGTTGTAACAGTAATTCTTGTCTTAAAACTCATGTCTGGTTTATCGTCACAATAGATAAAACCATTCTCTGTAAATTCTCTTAAACCAAAGTCACAACCTTTGTACTTTAATGTGCAAATATATCGACTTTTACCTTGTGGCTTATCGACAAAACTTTTGTTATCATTTAAGTACACACATTGACTACTATATGCTACATATGAGTTCTTAGCAAATGCCCTATTAAAACCACTACCTAGCTGTTCTTTGCTTGCACTTTCAATAAATCCCTGTTCAAGCACAAAACCGTCACCTCTTAGAAACTTAGTATCATCTCTTAATCTAGCACTTATACCCAACTCAACATAGTACGGATTTATGATACTAACTGGATTACTAAGCATGTAAACTGGAACATATCTAACCTGTTCTCCTTGCCCTCTTGCTATGCTAGTATGTACACTAAGAAGTTTTTTAATTTCATCGCTACAATAGTGATTTGTTTCACTTTGAAATTCGTCAAATATCATACGCATAATATCGGAAAATAAATGACTATATTTCTTAATCTGGTCTGCGCTATTAAGACTTAAAGCATATCCACAGCTTTTATCATCTAAGAACAATTCATGGAATATACCGCTTGCGCGACGTTTATTCGTCATAGTGTGTCCAGAGAAGAACAAACTACCTAAATCTTTGTAAAACTTATCTACAACGTCATCAAGTTCATAATTGTACCTATAAATAAGTCCAAACTTTTCTCCTTTATTAAGGAATCTATTTATACACAACCTACCAAAATATGTTGTCTTACCACCAGTACGGTTAGTAGTACACATATATATTTCTGGTTTGTTACCATTTATATCAAGCATTGACAAAAGTTTTGTCCCATCATAATATTTTCCCATTCTATTTCTTCTTTCTTACTCAATATTTATATTATTTATTATAATATAAATATTGATTTTTGTCAATACAAGTGATATAATAGGTTAAAGAAAGGGGGTGTGAGGTGGTATGGAATCGTATTATTCGATTTTGGTTGCGTTGTCTTTTAACTTATTGGACTTGCTGACAGGGATTGTAACAGCAGTCAAGAATAAAGACATTCAGTCATCAAAATTAAGAGACGGTTTGTTCAAAAAGTTTGGTTTTATTTTATGCTATTTCCTAGCTTGGATGATTGATACAAAAGGTGTTTACGTTGGTTTTCAACTAGGCGTAAAAGTACTCCCTGCCGTTGTTCTGTATTCATGTGGTACAGAATTGGTATCCATTCTGGAAAATATCTGTAAGCTAAATCCAGACTTGATGAAAGAGAAACTTTATGATATGTTTCATATTAAAAAAGGGTGATAAGTAATGGAATTAAGAGTAATTGATGTAAGCGAACATCAAGGAGTAATCAATTGGGATAAAGTGAAGAACAGCGTTGACGGTGTGATTTTACGATGTGGTTACGGAGATAATGTTGTATCTCAAGACGACAAGCAGTGGAAACGAAACGCTGACGAATGTACAAGGTTAGGTATTCCGTTCGGTGTTTATATTTACTCGTACGCAACCTCAATAGAACAAGCAAGGAGCGAAGCCGAGCACGTACTAAGACTAATCAAAGGATACAAATTATCATATCCAGTATACCTAGACTTAGAACAACAGGGAACAGAATACGGAGCAATTCAGAGAGCAAATACATTCGGTGATATCATTGAGAAATCCGGTTATTGGTGTGGTATTTATGCAAACACAAACTGGTGGACAAACTATCTGGTAGGGTTGGAACGTTTTGTTAAGTGGGTGGCACAGTATAACACAACATGTGAGTACACTGGTAAATATGATATGTGGCAATACACATCAAAAGGTAGCGTCAACGGAATTATTTCAAATGTAGACATGAATGTGTGTTACCGTAATTATCCATCTGAAATAAATGGAAACAGTAGTAACCCTATTTTGAAAAGTGAAGACACTATTGTAAATGAGGTACTTAAAGGTTTATGGGGTAACGGTGAAGACCGTAAAAACAGACTTACGAATTGTGGTTATAACTATTCATCAATTCAGTCAAAAGTAAACGAACTACTTACACAACTAAAATCAAACGAAACAATTGCAAATGAGGTAATCAGAGGATTATGGGGTAATGGTGAAGAAAGAAAGAACAGACTTACGAATGCAGGTTATAACTATACTGTGATTCAGAGCATCGTTGACAGAATGTTATCTTAACAGGAGAAAAAATATGCCAGATATAAATAAAGCTTATTCTTGGGCAATCAGCACGTGTAACGCTCCTAATATAGGGTACAGTCAAACGTATAGAAACCAACAAACAGTTGGCGGTATAACGTACTACGATTGTTCTTCATTTATAAATTATGCATTACTAGCAGGCGGTTTTGAAACACCCTCTTATGCACCAAACAGTAATGCCTTTACAACTTATTCAGAAGCGTCAGAACTTTTGCGTTTAGGTTTTACAGAAGTTAACGCAAGTGGTGAATACCTAGCAGGAGATATAGGCCTATCAAGTGGACACACAGAAATGTGCTATCGTGGTGGAAGTGGTAAAGGTGTTTTCATGGGCGCTCACACAGACAATGCACCTCTTTCAGGACAAGTAAGTATTGGTTCTAGTAGCGGAAACGTGAATTATGAACGTTCTTTCCCTAGATTGTTTAGGTTCGGTGATGGTGGAGCAACAGGATACGGAGCAAGTGAGTACGTGGTTGCTTCTTTAGCTGGTAACGCGTGGAGAGAAAGTGCAATTAATCCAACAATATCACAGTTAGGTGGCGGGGGGTTTGGTCTGTTTCAGTGGGATGGTTCAAGGCGTGAAGCATTATTTAAATGGTTGAGTGAAAATGGGTATGAAAAGACAAGTCCAGACGGTCAGATGCAATACCTAATCGTAGAAAACGGGTGGTTAGGGACTTGTAACGGAATTTCATCTGTATCAGAATTTATGTCTTCCACATCTACAAATGTAAAGCAATTAACGGAAGCATTTTGTAACTGTTGGGAACGTCCAGGTGTTCCGGCTTTAGAGGAACGTGTTAATTTTGCATTCGAAGCATTGGAATATATTCTACTTCATGCAAATGATACTTCAATAGTAGAATGGGAAACAGAACCAATGTACTATTTATCAAGACAACAAGCGTTACACAATGCTGTGCTTATGTATCGTTTCTATTCAGCAGGTGGAGGTGGCGGTGGTACACCGTCTACACGTAAAAAGAAGATGCCTATATGGATGTGGATAAAATACAATTACTAATAAGAAAGGAGAACAACATGGCGGTAAGAACAAGAGAAGAAATTCTAGAAGCAATTAGAACCAGAGTTGGCGAACAGACAGATGATGAAACAATATCATTTCTGGAAGATGTTTCTGACACGCTCACCGACTTAGAAACTAAGACAAATGGTGACGGTGAAGATTGGAAAACTAAGTACGAAGAAAATGATAAAGAGTGGAGAAGTAAATACACAGAAAGATTTTTCAGTACAGACCCAAACCCTAAACCAGAACAAAACCCAAACCCTGAACCAGAAAAACCTAAAAAGTTTGAAGATTTATTTACAGTAAAGGAGAATTAAAATATGGCAAGAAGAATTGCAAACAGTACGCTTAATGCGTCAACCATTGACATTATGAATGTTATCCGACAGAACGCTTCTTATGATTATCAGCAGAACGTACCGGAAGTTACACAAGCAAGTGATATCCCGAAAGTAGGAGAAGTAATCTACGGAACACCTGCCTTTGCAAATCAGTTTATCAATGCACTGGTAAACCGTATTGCTATTGTGAGGGTACAGAGTGCAACCTTTAACAACCCGTATTCTATCCTTAAAAAAGGATACATTGAGTACGGCGAAACGGTTGAAGATATTTTCGTTTCTATTGCAAAAGCGGTTGACTTTAATGTTGAAAAAGCGGCTAAGAGAGAGTTCCAGAGAACAATCCCGGATGTGCGTTCAGCATTTCACGTTATGAACTGGAGAGTTATGTACCCAGTAACAATCCAGGACGAAGATTTAAGAATGGCATTTCTGTCACTTGAGGGTGTGCAGAATCTTATCGCTAAGATTGTGGACGCAGTTTACACTGCGGCAGAATACGACGAATTTCTGTTGTTCAAGTACTTGCTTATTAAGGCAATCAGCCACGGAAAAATGAAGCCTACTTCTATTGGAACTGGTGCAGACTTGTCAGAAGCGGCGGTGCAGTTTAGAGGTACTTCAAATGTGCTTCCATTTATGAGCACCGATTACAATGAAGCAGGTGTTAAAAATAATACACCTAAAGACAGGCAGGTTATTTTTATGGACGCTATGTTCAACGCACAGTTTGACGTAAACGTGCTTGCAAGTGCTTTCAATATGGAAAAAGCTGATTTTATGGGTAGACTTTTCCTTATTGATAACTGGACAGAGTTCGATAATGAAAGATTTGATATTATCAGAAAAAACTCTGATGGTATCGAAGAAGTTACAGCAGAAGAACTTGCGTTGTTAGCAAATGTTAAGGCTATCATTTTGGACGATAAGTGGTTTCAGGTTTACGACAATAACAACAAATTTACTGAAAAGTATGTTGCTTCTGGCTTGTACTGGAATTACTTCTACCATACATGGAAAACAGTGTCTAACAGCCCGTTTGCAAATGCTGTCGTATTTGTAACAAGCACAGCAGATATTACGTTACCCGCTTCTATTACAGTTCATATTGACAGTAAAGATGAAAGTGATATTGCAACTGTACTTACATTCAGTGCTGACTTTGAAAGTGCAGGTCTTAATCCTCAGAACGTCAACTTTGTTCAGACAGAAGCACTAACAACTGCTGGCATTGCAGTTCAGAAATATGGTGGACTTATTATCCCGGCTTCACAGGTTGGTACTGACATCACACTTGTTGCAGAAATCAATGGTACAACTTATACAGCAACAACTAACATCAATGGTTCAACTGCCGTTGACACAACTGTAACACTTAACAAAGGCTAAGTTTTAACGGTGGTGGTACATAGTATTAAATATGTATCACCACTAGAAAGGAGAAATTATGCAGAAAATGTATCCTGCTGATAATGTAGGAAAAGACGGTAAAGTTTATCCTACCGTTGGCGAACATATTAGAAATTCTGGTGAGAAAAACGTAACAGCAGAAACAATTTCAGACGCTATACATGATAACACTGATAGAGCGAAAGTTAGTATGAAACTTGATGTTACTGCTGATGACTTAAAAACAGCACTGATTGCACTTTTAACTGGGAACACAGCGTACTTTGGCGGATTAGATACTGATGAACTTACATCTTCACAGTTATCAGATATTAAAGTATACTTAGGCATTGGCTAAAGGAGTGATTATATGTACATTGAGCCGGGTACAAACATACGGTTATTAAAAGATGTGCCACTTGATACAACGTATGACCACACAATATACTTTTCAAGTGCTTCTGCTCAAAGTACCTACTTCATGGGGTTGCAGAAATATAATCTCACAAATTACGCCTATCAGAGAGTAAAGAAAGGTGTTGCAAGAGTAGGAATAAAAGCAGATAATTTGTACGATTGTAATTACATGATGTTTCAAAATACATCATATGGAAATAAGTGGTTTTATGCATTTATAACGGCGGTTGAATTTGTGAACAATGAGTGTTCAGAAGTTTACTTTGAACTTGATGTAATGCAGACATGGTTTTTCGATTGTGAACCGGACTATTGTTTTGTAGAACGTGAACACGCACTTGTTGATGATATTGGGATGAATATTACACCAGAAACACTTGCAACTGGTGAATATGTATTCAATGATTATGAAGCAATAACAGGTATGCGTGACATGGTTGTTTGTATCGCTATTGTTGATACAAATGACGCAACAGATGGTACACTGTATGACGGTATATATGGTTCAGCACAGTTATGGGTGTATGATTCAACTGATGTCCAAGGTATCAATGATAAGGTTAATGATTATGTTCAAAAACCAGACGCCATTATTGGTATGTACATGTTCCCTAAAATATTCATTGGTGGGAGTATTCCAGATACACATAGATTGAGTTATGGTGCAGGTGCAACTAAAACAACTGTTAAATTGTCTAAAATTACTAATAATGATACCATAGATGGATACAAACCTAAGAACGCTAAACTGTACACTTATCCGTATAACTTTTATCACGTTGACAATGCAAGCGGGAGTGAGTTAAGTTTAAGGTATGAGTTCTTTGACAACTTGACACCTGTTGTTGAAATAAGTGGAACAGTTACACAACCTGTTATTGCTTGTCTTAGACCGTGTAGTTATAAGGGTGTTGCAGGGTATAGTGAGTTAGGTGGTTATACCACACTTAACACTGAAAGTTTGCAACTTAATAGTTACCCTATGTGTTCATGGAATGTTGACGCATATCAAGCATGGGTAGCACAAAATAGTGTACCTATCGCATTGAACACTATTGCAAGCGTAGGTCAAATGGGAATTGCCGGAGCATACAGTACAAACCCTAATGCAGTTATTGGTGCAGGTGTTATAGGTCAAGTTAGTAATATCACTGGTCAGTTTTATCAAGCGTCAATAGCTGCTGATATTTCAAAAGGAAATCTTAATAACGGTGGTGCAAATGTAGCCAATGGTAAACAACAGTTTTACGGTGGACGATGTAGCGTAAAAGAAGAATATGCTAGAATAATTGATGATTATTTTACTATGTTCGGTTATGCAACAAGGCGGTGTAAAAAACCAAACAGAAATAGTCGTCCACATTGGAACTATGTTAAAACAATAGGTTGTACTATTACTGGTAGTGTACCTGCTGATGATTTAAAGAAAATTTGTAGTATCTATGATAACGGTATAACTTTCTGGAAAAATGGTTCAGAAGTTGGAAATTATAATCTTGATAATACAGTTTAAGGTGGTGGTAATATGGGAAGAAAACGTGGTATAACCGGTGAGTTTGAAGATAGTCTGTTGATGAACAACATAACGTACATGCAATACTTAAATCGGTTGACAGAATTATCAATCAGCATGTTTGAATGGAAGAACTTACCGGAAACAGTAGACGCACGTTACCTTGAACTTCATTTGTTTGAAACTGGGTGTATGGTTTACTTCAATGATGAAGTAATAGGTGACTTGTGCTTGGATTGCATAGCAAGTGGTAGATTGGATGTGTACGGCAACCCTATTTTAAGGAAAGCGTATTCTGGTTATAATAACTACCAGAAGTTACTTAAAGAGAGTAACAGTGTAATTATCTGGAACAACTACTTGCATACTAACAGCGTACTTGATGTTAAGATGTTTGCTAGACGCTTGTATGTTTTAGATAGAATCATTGACGTTAATGCTAATGCGCAGAAAACGCCAGTGTTAGTACATGTAACTGAAAAACAGAGATTATCGCTGTTAAATCTTTATAAGGAATTTGATGGCAACGCACCTGTCATTTTTGGTGACAAAAACTTAGACTTAAATGCGTTGAAAGTTTTGCAAACAGGAGCTCCCTATGTTGCGGATAAAATTTACCAATTAAAAACGCAAATATGGAACGAAGCGCTGACTTATCTTGGTATTAGTAATATCAATATTCAGAAGAAAGAAAGGTTGATTACTGATGAAGTAACTAGAAATCAGGGTGGTACTATTGCAAGTCGTTACAGTAGGCTTGAAAGCAGACGACAGGCCGTAAAGAAAATCAACGATATGTTTGGAACTAATATTGAGGTCAATTATCGTGAAGATTTTCAGCAGGTTGGGGAAGATAATGATCCTCAAGACCCAGGTGCTGATACGATAGGGGGTGTAGGAAATGAGTAAATACACAACAGAAGTTAGGTTCATTTGTGAAAGCAAAAGTGGTCTTGAAAATAGTTCCAGTGCTGATAATGTTAATGAAGTAATTGCAGGTGCGTGGAATAAGATATTTACAAGTAAAGCACCGTTCTTTGATGAAAGTTACAGAAGTGTACTTTGTCAGAAGATTTTAAAGCACTATTATTTAAGAGAGATATGTTGTGAAACGGTGGGTATCTGGAAACTCTGGATGAACGAACGGCTTGAAACAATTATGCCGTACTATAATCAGTTATATGAAAGCGAACTGATTAAATTCAATCCATTATATGATGTAGATATTACAAGAAAACATGACAAAACTGTTGATGGTACAGAAGAAAGAAACGGAGAAACAAGTGATACAGCTAATGGTACAAGAGAAGTTACTGGAACAAATGATACTAAAGAAACAGGTACAAGTAAAACTACGACAAGTGCAGAGAGTAATGAAACTAAAAGAGATTTATACAGTGACACCCCACAAGGTGCAATCACTGGTTTAGAAAATGAGAACTATCTAACAAACGCAAGAAAGATTACTAATGACGCGACAAGTAGTGGAAATGAGAACACAGATACTACTAGAAATGTTGACAACGATTATACAGAAAATGAAACTACAAATAACACGAAAAATGGAACGAACAAAATAACGGGAACTAGCAACACAACAGAAGATTACCTTGAAACACTTGTTGGTAAACAAGGTAGTGGAACTTATAGTAAAATGCTTATGGAGTTTAGAGATACATTCTTGAATATTGATATGATGGTTATTGATGAATTTAAGGACCTATTCTTTGAACTTTGGTAGATTGAAAGGAGATTTATTATGAACACTAAAACTATAACACCTTTACCACCTGCTAATTTTACACCAGAAATGGGTAATTACAGGGCATTACAACCGTTCAGATATTGGTGTCAGAAAGTGTTGCCACTTGTATATGATGATAGTTTAAGCTATTATGAGTTGCTTTGTAAAGTGGTGGATTATCTGAATAAGACTATGGAAGATGTTGAGACATTACACGGTGATGTTAATAATCTTCACACAGCTTATGAACAATTGCAGAACTATGTGAACATGTATTTCAGTTCACTTGATGTTCAAAAAGAAATTGATAATAAATTAGACCAGATGGCTAATGATGGAACATTAAATATTTTGCTTCAAATGCACGCAAGAATGGTTTTACCTAGTGGCGACACATCCGGTAATACTGACGCAAAAAATATTCAAAGTATGCTCGATAAATTCGGGTATGTAGAATTATTCACTGGTATTTACTACATAAATGAACCTATTAAGTTAAAAAGTGGAAACACAATTATAGGAAGCGGTAACGAAAATACAGTTATTGAATGTTCATCTGATTTTTGCATATTCAATGAAAATAATAGTGCTGATAAATTAGTGCTGAAAAATTTCAGAGTAAATGATACGACAGGTGAGCATATTGGGTTAAATTTTATTGGAACAACTGTAACACCATATACAGGAATTCGGTACTCATTTATTGAAAATGTACATTTATTCGGTTTTAATATGTGTGTCGATATTCGTGGTGCTTGGTGTGTAAAATTTAATCATTGTAGATTTGAAAGTGATAATATGTGCGTAAAACAGAGTGGAACTTGTAACAACATTGAATACACAGAATGTCAATTTTATGGTCTACAAAATGTTTCAACTGGTGTAAGAATAATTGGAGATGGTGGTGCAGAAAACTACGGCATATATTTCAACAATTGTGATTTTGAAAAACATAAATACGGGTTTAATTTATATTCTTGTGTTGGTGTATATATTAACGATCTATATGTGGAAAAAATAGACACCGTAATTAATGCAGATAACGCTATAAATCTTGTTCTTAACGGTGGCACATTAAATACCATAAATAGAGTTGCTAATGTTGCAAAATCACAAACAAACAATTTTTACAATGTTACAACATTTACTATGTTAAACACTTATATTCGTTATAATAAAACAGAAAAAAGTTGCCTAGTATACATTCTGTCTCTTATACACATCTCCGAGCCCACGAGACACTCGCTAATCTCGTAT